ATTCAAACCCGCCGTCACATACGTTGTGTCTGGCCGTGGCTGATACAAAGCCTGCGGATCATAAACAGGATACATACCCAGCTGTAACTGCGGCTGATCTGGATCCCAGCAAGCATCACAAACCTTTAGCTGATAAAGCTTGGTCTTGATGACCTCCATCTTTAACTGCTTTAACTTATACCGTTGCCCACACCGATCACATTCGGCAATAGCATATTTACCGGATGCAAACGGTGTTGCCATTAAGTACCACCACCAATGAACGCTATACGAGGCACCAACCTCAATGTAGCCTTCTCGCGATCCTCTTGGGACGCTAAAGCATATTGTTCGTCATAGACCCGCTTAAGCATATCCAAACGGCCTTGTAACTCAGGCACCTTCATGGCTATGTAGTAGGCTAATCCGGCCACTACGCATGGTAGGAAGCGGAAATTCATATCGGATGTCTGTATACCAGCGCCAGCGTCTTGGATGCGGCGCATTCTGTAATACACAAACTGGTACTGCTGTGAGTTATCGGGCGTAGGCCACACTGTTACAGCAGGCAACTGGGGCACAAACACCGCAGTTCCATCTGTCTGTGCTGCAGCTGTCGTATTGTTCTGGCCACGGAATACACCACCCAGCACATTACCACTGATATAGGTGTAGTAAATGTCTTCAGTGCCAAGGCGGATAAACCCAGACCCAGCTAGTCCAACCACCGAACTAAGCGTGATTGATGTAGCGGTCGATGTGATGTTGCCACTAAGTACAATGTCAGTGGGATTAGTTTCACCAGAAAGACGCTGAATCCATACTTGGATCGGCCTGCCTTGAACCAACTTGTTAGGGATCGTTGCATAAGTAGAAACGCTGATGCGCGTAATACTCAAGTCTGCCTGAGTTGAAGAGTTGTTGGCTTGCGTTCTGATCACATGATCCAGCAAGTCAATCGTATCTAAAGGCAAAGCGTATGTGGCCAGTCCCGGAGTCAGAGTAATAGTCCCTGTCTCAATCGTCCACATATTAATGCCACGATTAGCCCACTCAATGGTCATCAGGTTAAGAGAACGGCGAGCTGTGCGTAGGTCATAACCAGTACGCATCTCTCGGCCAGCTCTCTCCCACGCCTCTTCCGCGAGCTCGGTGAACTCCATGTTAAAGGCTGTGGTTCCTGTAGTGGTCATTTCTTAGCAGTCTTAGCAGAGTTAATGAATGCTTGAGCAGTAGGTGCACCCTTGGAGCCGGGCTTACGCATCTTCTCTTTAGAGCCAGCCGCGATACGTTTCCTCTTGGCGTTAATGTTGGCATACAAACCAACAGGCCCACCATCAGCGTACTCCATAAAGTCGGTGTCATCCCTACGCTCTTTGCGTACACCTTTGGGCATTTTGCTGGCGCGCATAGCGCCCATACCGCGACTAGCCATCATGATTTAACACATCTTTCCGCGCGTTTTACCGCGCTGTGCAATACCATCACCACGTTTTGAAGCCGTCATACCGCCACTGGCTTTCTTAACAACTTTCTTTTTAGGAGCAGCTGAACCGCCATCAACATCTTGAGGTGGCTTCATACCTTCAGTAAAGATGCCACGATTCATTTTGCGCTCATAGTCAGCCAGCTCTTTAGCTGTAGGGCCGCCTTGACCGCCACGGCCAGCACCGGCTTTTTCTCGACGTCTGTCTTCGAGCTCAAGTTCCATGTCGGTAGAACCGCCGTATACGTATGGGTCTTCACGCATATCAGCTCCTTAACACTTTCCGCCGGCGCGCTTCATTACAACTTGAGTGCCTTTGGTCAAGCCGCGCTGGGCAATACCATTAGCAGACTTTGTAAATCCACCGCCAGCCAGCTTGGTCATGGTTGAGCCTTTGTGCAAACGGCCTTCGTGTTTGTTCACGGCCTTCTGCATCATCTTCTTGTCCATCTTGACATCTTTGTGGGCCATGCCACCTTTAGCCATTTTGCCTACGCCGTCAGCGGCAAAAGACGGAACTTTTTTTCCATCTTTCATAACCATTGGCATACCGCCGTCTGCATATCCGCCCATATTCATTTTTTTCACGTTGCCACCTTTTTTGTAACTACCAAGATCTTCTTCATTTGCACGATTTCCGGCCAAACCTTTAATGTCAACACCACGACCTTCAAGACGTCTTGCCGCCATACCAGGGCCAAGGCCGCGCTCGCGGCTGTAAACCCTATCGTCACCTTTGTCCATGTACAAGCCTGATTTAACACGCTTAACGTCATCATCAAACTCAGAATCTTTTTTAGCCATGATGTCACCACCTTTTGCAAATTTACGGCCTTTGTCGGCCTGATTAAACTCTTTACCCACAGACTGTGGGACGCCTGCTTTCTTGGCAAACGCTGGGTTGTGAGCCACCGCCGCCATGAAATTGTGTTGAGCTTTACTCTTGCTTGGCATTATCGCCCCGCTTGAATAAGCTGGTCAATCTTTGCTTCAAGCTTGTTAAAGCGTTGGTCAATGTGGTTCGTAATGCGATCCACTTCTGCTTGAGTAACGTTATCACGGGCAACCTCCTCACGGGTTTTGTTGAGCAATATGGTGATGCGAGCCAGTTCTCTGAACTTCTCATTCATCATGTACGCTAACAGCGATATTATCAGTGATAATATGGCCGACCAAGCAAGATTAAAATCTAGCATTTCCACTTCCTCAATGCTTTATTGATGCGTGAATCTGGATCTTTTGCGGTCTTTTCGCTGGTTAACTTCTTCTTCATGCCGCCCATCCTCGCACAGAAAGCGTCCTTGCGGGAGCCGCCTTCCGGCTGGGGAGGTTTCAAATTCATACCTTGCTTTTTGGCGGAGGCGCGTCCCTTGGCATTCAAGCCACCAGTTGGACTCTTTCCCTCTTTCCTCTGCCATGCCGGACTCTTAGCCATAGAACACCGTGCATGCAGATACGTTGGACAAATCTACGTAGATGCCATTGGGGTACATAATTCCCTCGCCGGGCAATAAGACATAGATCGTGAACGAATCACTTGTGCCAACATCTAACTCACACAAAATAGGGCCACTTGAGCCGCCGTTGCGTAAACGCACATAACCGTCCTGCGCATTGCCTCGATAGGAAATGGCTTTGAAACGGTTTCGGCTAAGTCCGGCAACGCTACCACTAGCGGTGAAATGCTGCGACTGTACGTCTGTCTGCATCATAATTAATCTCCTTAAAAAAGGGGCCGAAGCCCCTTGGGTTGATTAAGCGATACGGGAGAACACGTATGCAGTGGCGCTAGAGAACATGATGCGGAAGCAACCAATGCCGGTCACGCCGTTAGCAACGGTCAACAGACCTGCGCCAGCACCAGAGCCAGCGGCTGCGGCTGCGGACAAGATGCCGTTAACTGCCACAGCGATTGTCACAGTTGATGCGCCAGCGGTGTTGTCAACAAACAAGTCCAGCGTAGTACCAGCGGTAGCGCCCAAAGCCGTGCCCAACAAAGTGCCAGTAGGCAAAGTGATGGTGGTTGGGGAAGCAGAAGTAGAAGTGATGTAGCCTGTAGCAACTTCTGCTGCGGTGGCTGTAGCCGTTGCGTTAATAGCGGCTGTTGTTGGGTGGTTTTGATCTGTAAAAACCAGATTTGTGGCCGTTACAGTTGTAGCGGCCAAAGTAGTCACGCTAGTAGCTGTGCCAAACGTAGCGTCAACTGTAACTGCGCCAGTGTTTGGGTTGATGGTGATAGATTGAAAGCCATTCTGCGACCGAACTGGGCCAACGAACGTGGTATTTGCCATGATGTTTCCTTACATACAAGTTAAGTGCATCAATCTGTATGTCGTCAGCCGGGACTGTTTGATGCACCGGATAAGCCCGGATTAATATGTTTATACCACTCAAATAAAAACAATGCAACAAAAAAGGGAGCCGAAGCCCCCTTTTTCTTTACCGCTGATTAAGCACCAGCAGAGCCGAACATACCCAATGGATCTGACCAACCAAAAGAATAACGCTCGCGAGACTTGTAACGAACGTTACCTGTATCGAAGTCGCCGTCCATGGAGTTAGCCAAGGGTGAACGAACAAAGTGCTTCATGCCGTTAGGAACGTCTGTGGTCAAGAACCAAGCGTTCGTATCTGTCAAGAAGTGGTTTACACAGTAACCTTCAGCAATTGAACCGTTGTTCTTAATTGCGTTGATGTCGTTATCAGCTGTACCGACACGGAGTTCCGTTTCGAGCAAGCGGGTAGCAACGAATTGCAATGAAGAAGGAACAACCAATTTCTTTGGTTTAGCTGCGATCAACAGGCCGCGCTCGTCTGTCCACAAGCTGATCTGAATAACGGCGGCTTCCAAAGAAGTCTCGTTCAAATCGGCTGGTGTAGAAGGAACGTTGCTGTTAGTACCGCCACTGATCAAGGGGTGTGATGCACTAAACAAAGCCACGCCGTCACCACCGGGATAAGCGCTAGAGAAACCGTTGTTCAAAACAGCGGCTGCTTTAACTTGCTTGGTGTATGCCATAGCACGGGCCAAAGCTTTCGTGTAACGAGCAGACAAAGAGTCATACAAGTTATCTTCGATAGCTTCTTCAGTCAAGCTGAAGCCCAAAGCAATGGTTTCGTGGTTGTATCGAGCAGTCCATGCTTCTTGTGCATTGTCATAGCTGATGGCAGAGCCTTCATTTTTGACTGGTGCGGCAGAGAAGCCAGAGAGTTTAGTCTCTTCTTCGAAGCTACGCTCTGATGTCTCAGTTTCGTAGATCTCTTTGTGCTCTTGATCATAAGTAGCATACTGCAGACCGAACAAAGCGTTCAGACCGGGGAGCAGC